AAATCCAATCTTTGGATACCTAATACACATGAAGATTATTTGGCATTACAACCAGAGATGTTGTATACCAATAAAGAAAAAGACCTGCCTGAGTTATGGAATTGTATTCGCACCTTTTCTTCTACAATGAAAAACAATTCTAACATTGGTCGCAATCTTAATTTTGTTATTCGTGATAAGGTAACCAAAAAGTATCTTGGTGTTGTTTGTATTTCATCTGACTTCTTAGACCTAACGCCAAGAGATAATCACATTGGTTGGCCAAGAGAATTGAAAACACAAGGCGGTATGATTAATCACACAGCCATTGGTTCTACAATTGTGCCATTACAACCACTTGGTTTTAATTATGTTGGTGGCAAATTACTTGCACTATTGTGTCTGTCCGATCCTGTGCAAGAGTTGTGGGAAAAATTATATGGTGATAAACTTGTCTCTGTAACGACCACCTCACTTTATGGTAAAACTAAGGCAGGCGGTCTATCACAATATGACAACCTTGATTATTGGCAACCTATGGGATTCACCTCTGGTTCTGTATCATTTGAACCATTGAGAGATACCCGTTATTTAATTAGAGAATGGTTGAAGAAGAATCACACAAGAAAATATTTCGAATGGTATGTCGCAAAGAAACCATCAGGTCAACCTCATAAGAGAGACCACAAGAATCGGTCATTGAACTTTGCATATTCTCAGTTGAATATTCCAAAAGAATTGATTCGTAGTGAACATGCTCGTGGCATTTATTACACACCACTCTATGATAAGAGTTGTGAATTCTTACGAAAAGAATGTGAAGTAAAAGATTTAACAAAGTCATTTGATACAAGTGTGGAACATTTGGTTGATATATGGAAACAGAAACATGCCAAACCTCGTATCAAACAACTTGTCAAAAAGAATAATGTATCTACCGAATCATTGTTCTATGATGACCTTATCTACCTAACTTGGGAAGAAACTAAGGCAAAGTATCTACCACAAGTCGGCAGATAATGAAAAAACACTTGACAATTGACTACATATAAGATAGAATGTCCTTAATGCGGTGAGTCCGAGACAACCTACCCCCGTAGGTAGACAGGTTTAACTCCTGTTAACCGCTCCATCCATTGTAAGTAAGTGGTCACTAACCAAACGAAAAATTCGTCCGGTTGACCAGATAGTGTTGTAAAAAAGCAACAAAGTGGTTGACAAACCTATCAAGTGGTGATATAATGGTTAAATAACAATGAGTGAGGGTATTATGTCTTTTACTGCCGAACAAAAATCACAACTAGCAAAACTTCTGGCAACCGAGAATCTTACGGTTCAGCACCAGAAAATTTCTACTGCTAAGTTTGATACCAAAAATCGTATTCTCTATTTACCTATCTGGCAAAATATGACAGGCATTATCTATGACCTGTTGGTTGGCCACGAAGTCGGTCATGCTCTGTATACACCTGCTGAAGGTTGGCATGATGCAGTCAGCGACAATGACAAAAATAAAAATTACAAAAACTTTTTGAATGTCGTTGAAGATGCCCGTATTGAGAAAAAAGTTAAACGCAAATATCCTGGTTTGAATACCAGTTTTAGACTGGCATATCAAGAGTTAAATATGCGTGACTTTTTTGGCATTAAAGGTCGTGATGTAAATGAAATGCCTTTCATTGATCGCCTGAACCTTTTCAGTAAGTCACAATGGACTGCCACATGGATTCGATTCACAGCTCAAGAAGAACTGCTTGTCAAAGAAGTGCAGGCAGCTGAAACTTGGGACGATGTGCTTCGCATCACCAATAAAATTTACACCTATTCAAAAGATGAACAGCATGAAATGGCGCTTCAGTATTATGATGAAATGATGAAGCAAATGGCCGAAGATGAAGCTGGCGAATATGATGAAGAAGATTATGAAGGTGAAGATGATGACTTTGACGATGAACAAGATGATGTAAATGGTAAAGGTGAAGGTGAAGCTAATGATGATGAATTTGAAGAGGGCGAAACACAATCACAACGCAGCCAAGGAAGTGATGAAGAAAGGTCAGATACAGAAATGGAGTCTGGCAAATCTATTCAACATGAAAAAGAATCACACCCTGGTGATAAAGACCAATTTGATCCTACTTGTGAAACGGATGAAAACTATCGCCGTAATGAAACACAGTTGTTAGATGACAAGTGTAAAGAATTTGTTTATGTGGATATTCCTAAACCAAATTTACAAAACATTATTACACCTGCCAAGCGAGTGCAGGAGTTGATGACAAAATCATATGATAGGTTTGTGCGGGAGAAAGTTATTGAAGCAGGCAAAAGCACCGAACTACTCAACGAATTCAAACGCCGTAATGAGCGATATGTAAGTTTGCTTGCTAAAGAGTTTGAAATGCGTAAGGCAGCTAAGGCATTTAGTAAATCTAAACTGTCTGATACTGGTGATATTGATATCAATAAACTGTCAACATACAAATTTGATGACAACATTTTCCGTAAAGTGATGATGGTGCCAAAAGGCAAGAACCATGGTCTTGTATTGTTGCTTGATCGCTCGGGTTCTATGTCAAGGAATATGCCTGGTTCCATTGAGCAAATTCTTGTGTTGTCAATGTTCTGCCGCAAAGTAAACATTCCATTTACTGTATATGGTTTTACAGAATCGGTGAATGTTCGTGGCATGGATCTTGGCCACAAAACTACCGAATGGGGTGAAACAAGTAAAGAGTTTAAAGGTGAATATGGTCATACAGACAAACATCTTTCATTTTCGCAAAATGTTGGTGAAATGAGATTTGATAATGTTCATTTGCGTGAGTATCTTAATTCTAAAATGTCAAATGTTGAATTTACCGCAGCACTAAAGAATATGTGTCTGCTTATGAATTCTTACAAAGAGACCAACTATCGCTGGGCACCAAGACCTGAATCTGAACAATTGAATAATACACCAATGATTCAGGCGATTGTTGCAAGTGCTGAGATTATGAAAGATTTTAAACGCAATCACAATTTGGATATTTGTAGCTTGGTTGTTGTGCATGATGGTGATGCTGACGGTTTGAATCATTTTTGGACTACTGGTGAAAAAATCAATCGTGAAACCAATTTATTGGAGAAAGGTAAAACTATATCCTATTATGATAATAACCGTGTTTTTGTAATGCGTGACCGTCAAATTAAATTTGAAGCCAAACTTAATGCATATGAAGGCGGTTACTATGAAAGTATACCAATCAACATTATGAAATGGTTTAACAAAGCAACAGGTGCTCGTATTTTTGGTTTTTTTATTGTTACTGGTCGTGGTGAAGCAAAACACGCCATGAGAAATCGGTATATCAATAACGAAGGCAAATCATTCTGGCATATTCAAGGAGAAATTGGCCCTGAAGCAGCAAATGATTACTTCAAAAAAATATTGAAAGAGTTTAAAGATGAAAAGTTTGTGGTAAGTAAAACACCTGGTTATGAAAGTTTTTTCCTTATTTCTGGTGGTGAAGAATTGACCACAGATGATGAAAACGGTATTGAAGTAGAAGGCAAATTTTCTGCTCGTAAATTGGCATCGGCCTTTGCCAAATACAATAAAAAGCGGGCAGTAAATCGTGTGTTAGTATCTCGGTTTATCCAAGGTATTGCCGCATAAATTGTGGTTTATTTGATATAATTATTTTTCTTTGATAGGAGTTCTACATAATGTCTAGTCGTGCCGAAATGAAACAAAAGTTTGTTGATGCCCTTGTTGCTACTGGCAAACAAACAATCAGTAAATCTGAAATAAAAGCTATTGCTACCAAGCTAGGTCTTAAATCAACCCAATTCTTCACTAAAGAAGAATCAAATAAAGTTGGTCGTGGTCAATACCTTGTGCCTGGTGCCAATGTAAATACAATGCCTGCTCTACAAGCACAAGTGATTCCTATGGCTAAACCTGTTGAAAAATCAAATCATCGTATCAGTAATGTAACAACTGACCTAGATGAAACAAATTTGGTACCAACTGCATATAAAAACTATGTGCCGTTTGGTAACTTTGATGATGTATTGTCAATTGTTTCATCGATGCGTTTCTTTCCTGTTTTTATTTCTGGTCATTCTGGTAATGGTAAGACCATGTCGATTGAACAAGCCTGCGCTAAGGCAAAACGCAAGTTTGTTTGCGTATCGATGACACCTGAAACAGATGAAAGTGATCTACTTGGTAACTATGTTCTGATTGATGGTAATATGGAATGGCGTGATGGTCCTGTGACTACTGCTGCACGACAAGGTGCCGTTCTGTGTATTGATGAGATTGATTATGGTGCTCAGAATCTTTCCTCTTTGCAACGGGTGCTAGAAGGCAAGCCGTT